TATCTAATGTAAATGAATTTGTAATATTTTTATATGATCCTATTTCAATAGATTCTATTTCAGTTTTAATACTTGACTCTGAAAACTTAACAGAATCTCCAGCATTAAATTTACCTGCAGTTAGATAAACTATTTCTAATGTATTAGATGATGGTTTACCAACAACTCTTGCATTAATTTTATTATCAACACCAATTATGTTTTCACCTATCACTGCATTTGTTGTTACATCAACTGTGCTGGTAAATACTAACTTATCTAATGTAGGAGCATCTGTATTTGTAGATTCGTAAACAGATAAAAATTTAATTACATCTGGATAATTTAAAGAAATCTCTTCATCCTGAACTCGTAAACCATATCTGGCATCAAATACTAATCCATCAGATACTGCACCACCATTTCCTGCAGAAACACTTCCAGATGTTGATAGTTTTGATCTAGTTACATTTAATTTTTGACTACGATTGTAAACTTTTAATTTAGATTTAACCTTTGTTTTCGTAAGAGTAACATTAATAGTTTTATCATTATCTGCTATATCACTAATTACAATACGTTGATTATTATTTTCTAATTTAAACGTGGCATTGGTAATGGTATTTGCAATTCCAACATTATTGAATAATGAATATCTTTCCTGATCAAAATTATCAAATATAACATCTGATACATCAGTAAATTCATTAACATTTAAAGTTAATTGGTTACTTGAAACACTTTTACCTGTTAATTGTTTAGTAATTTTTAATGTGGAATCTGTTAAATCAACACTCGATACATCAGAGTTTGATAAAGGTGCATATAGTCTTCCTGAACCTCTAATTATTGGAGCAGCCGCAAATAATGAAACCTGAATATCAACGTCAGGTAAATCTCCATTAAAGACCCCAGTCACATCATTTGTTATTTCTTTAATTGCAACAGATAGTCCATCCGATGATATACTTTCAACTTTATTAAATGTTTCAGTATTAATTCCAGATGTGTTATATCTAACAACACTACCCTTTCTCAATCCTGAAAATGGCAATCCCCCAGCAGTTATCGTTGAAATTCCACCACTTTTGGCAGATATATTGACAATATTAATACCATTAGGAACTTTAAATCTTTCAACTACAGTATCTGCTTTAAAATTACTTCCAGCTTCAACTGACTTTATACTTTGTGTTGTATATTCTGTTACAATACCAATTGTTCTTGGAAAATCAATACCATTGATTT